GACTACAGTAACGAAGGTGGTTGGTACGACGCGAATCTAGTACGTTTCCGTAAGGGGCGTCCGGAAAAAATTGGCGGCTGGCAGAAAGCAACCACTAATTACTATTTAGGCACAGGGCGTGCATTACACGGTTGGGTCGATCTTGCCGGGACGCATTATCTTGGATTGGGGACCACTTATAAATACTATGTGGAACTCGGAAGTGCTTTTCACGATATAACTCCTATTAGAACTACAACATCTCCTAATAATGCTTTCGCTGCGGTAGCAAATACTATATCTGCTGGGATCTCAGCTACTGATACTACTATTCCTTTAACGAGTTCTTCCAACTTTCCTTCTTCTGGAGTAATACAAATAGATAGCGAAACTATTACTTATAGCGCTGTTTCTGGAAATAATTTAATTGGAGCCACAAGAGGCGCAGAAAGCACAACAGCAGCAACTCATAGTTCTTCTGCTGCGGTATTATGTGCCACTATTACTGTTACTGATTCCAGTCACGGTGCAGTACAAAATGATTTTGTGACTTATAGTAGTACCACTACTTTGGGTGGTAATATTACTGCAACGGTATTAGATCAGGAATATCAAATTGTTAATGTTGTTAATACCAACAGCTATACCATTAAAGCCAAAGATACTTCTGACGATACTGTTTTTGCTAATTCTAGTGATAGTAACAACGGTGGAACCAGCACTTCAGCAGAATATCAAATCAATGTCGGTTTAGACGTTTACGTAGAAGGCACAGGTTGGGGCATGGGTACATGGGGATCAGGCGGTTGGGGTAGCGTAGGCACTTTAGATGCTACCAATCAACTGCGTTTATGGTCCCACGACAATTTTGGCGAAGATCTAATAATGAATGTACGGGCAGGAGGTATTTACTATTGGGATGAATCAGGGGGTACTGGCGCCAGAGCCGTCGCCCTTACTGCACTATCGGGCGCTAATTTAGCTCCTACCAAGGGCCTTCAGGTCTTAGTCTCAGAAAAAGACCGGCACGTTATTTGTCTTGGTGCGGATCCTTTAAATGCAGGCGGTACGGCTAGAACAGGTGCTATTGATCCGATGTTTATTGCATGGAGTGACCAGGAAAATGCGGCTGATTGGGAGCCAAAAGCCACGAATACTGCTGGATCCTTAAGAATTTCATCGGGTTCCGATATTATTGGGGGGCTATCTGCCAGGGAAGAAATCCTGATTTGGACAGATATTTCCATGTATTCCATGACCTACATCGGTCCTCCTTTTACCTTTGGCATTAATTTAATCAATCAAGGAGTAGGCCTTATTGGACCTAAAGCTACGGTCAATACCCCAAGTGGTGTGTATTGGATGGATAGAAAGGGATTTTATAAATATGACGGAAACATAGAATTGGTTCCTTGCAGTGTGCATTACTATGTGTTCAGTGATTTTAACCAAGGACAATCCTTTAAAACTTTTGGCTTTTTAAATAAACAATTTAACGAAGTAGGCTGGTTTTATCCATCAGCAGACAGTACGGAAATAGATCGTTATGTGGTTTATAACTATGGCGAAGGCAGTTGGACGATTGGTCAATTAGCACGTTATGCGTGGCTGGATGAAGGCTTATCAATTTATCCAAGGGCCACCGGCGAAGCAAGCTCCACCCAGTATCTGTATAACCATGAAAACGGGAATGATGCCGATGGTTCTCCTATGGACAATGTGTACATTCAATCCAGTGACTTTGATATACAGCCCGATGGGGACTATTACACCTTTATTCGTAAAATCATTCCTGATGTGAAATTCACCGGGGACGGTGGATCCGATCAAACCATTAACTTTGTGCTGAAATCAAGGGATTTTCCGGGGGACAGCTTGACCACTGATACGACGCAGAATGTTACTTCTACGACGCAGAAATTGGATACGCGCGTGCGCGCACGACAACTGACTTTCAGGGTGGAATCCGACGATGATAACTCATCGGTGTCACGTCTAGGTGTGGGTTGGCGTTTGGGTGATACGCGTATGGATGTTAAGCCCGATGGACGCAGGTAATGGGAAAGCTATTAGAAACGCGTTTGCCCATTGCCGTTAGCGAAGTTGATCCAGGGATATACAACCGCATGGTGCGTATCCTGGAGATTAATTTGGGTCGTTTTGATACCACGGCAACGCCTGAATACAACGATACGCAAGTATCACAAAATAAATTTAATGCAGGGGATGTAATATGGAATACCAACAAAAGTGTTTTACAGGTATACACGGGAAGTAAATGGCAAGATTTATCAACCAGAACGGAAGTTGGTTTGGAAGCAACTGGTTATGCAGGCAATTTATCGGTTGTTACAAATGGAGCAACAAGCATCAGTCTGAAATGAATATAGCAGAATTGATGAAGGAACTAATATTGGACGAAGGCTATAAACAGGAAGTATACGCAGATCCTTTAGGCCATCTTACCTTTGGGGTAGGCCATTTAATAACTAAAAACGACGAAGAATACGAGCAAGAAGTAGGAACGCCTGTAAGCAAAGAACGAATTGAAGAGTGTTTAGAACAAGACATAAAAATTGTGCTTAACGAATTGGATTTAAAAGAACCGTGGTGGCGTAGTTTAGACAGCAATCGGCAACGAGTAGTGGCCAATATGTGCTTTAACTTAGGTCATCCCCGGTTTAGTAAATTCAAAAAATTTATTTATGCCATGCAGACTTCCCAATGGGAAAAAGCCGCTGAGGAGATGATGGACTCAAAGTGGGCGACACAAGTAGGCGAGCGTGCAATAAGATTAAAGGATAGGGTGTTATATGCCGATAAATAAGGTAGAAGGGGGCTGGAAAATAGCCAATACCAAAGGACTTTCTCCTAGTAAAAAGGCTGCGAAAAAGCGTCTAAGAGCCATAAAAGCAAGTCAAAGTGCTAGGAAAAGTGGTAAAGTGTCCAACTATAAAAAATCGTCGAGGAGGCCCTAATGGCCAAGAAACGCCGATGAGTATTGCTGAATCCGTAATAGGGATAGCAGATAAAGTATTAGGTAAGTTTATACCCGATAAAACTTTAAGGGATCAACTACGCCATGAAATGAACATGGCTTTTCACGAAGCCAATTTGGCTCAAGTTGAGGTAAATAAACAGGAAGCGGCGAGCCAAAGCATGTTTGTTGCTGGCTGGCGGCCCAGTGTTGGCTGGATATGCTCAATCTCAATGGCATATCACTTTATTGTGCAACCCCTTTTGGTGTTCATTTTAAAAGCCAATGGAATTGAGGTTGAATTACCTGAGTTTGAGTTTGCACAACTCAGTACGATTTTGATGGGTATGTTGGGATTGGGCGGTCTCAGAACGTATGAAAAGTTACAGGGAGTAAGCAGAGAAAAATAATGTATAGAGAGGACAACAGCTTTAAAAGAGGCTAGAATAAGACTATGGCACTTGGTGATAGATGGAATAATTTCTGGGACTCTTGGGGCGGCAACGACTCAGATCCCTATGAAGAAGATTACTATGGAGTAGGGGAAAGCTATGGCGATGCTTTTGATTCTAATGATCCCTATGAAATATCTCTCGATGACCTATTGAACCTTGATTATGGGGATGACGCTGGATTGGGTTCATTATTTGGGGACTATGACTATTCAGATGATCCTTGGGGAATAGGGGAAGGCTATGATGATGCTTTTGATTTCGGTGGTGATGATGAAGATACTGCCTTTAATGAATTCCTTTTGAATTTTGATTTTGATGATCCCGATGCAGATTGGGCAGGAGGAATAGGTGATCTGTTTGGTTATGGTGATCCAGATGATCCTTACGGAATTGGAGCAGGTTATGACGATGCCTTTGATTCTGATGAATCCTATGAAGGCTTAACTCTCGATGAACTAATAAACCTTTATGGAACAGACACAGGAGAAACAGGACCTCGTGGAGGTAAAATTGGACCTTGGTTACGTAATTTTTTCCTAGGTTCAGGAGGTACAGGAGAAAAAAAACAAGGCGGAATTATGGGGCTATTAAATAGTTTACTAGGCGGCGACGGAGGTGGCGGTTTACTCGGCGGCGGTGGACTAGGGACCTTGGCCTCTTTGTGGGCCCTCAACAAAGCCCGTAAAGAAGGTGATGATCCCGGAGCCGTGATTCCCATGGGACAACAAGCGTATGGAATGGATGATGTTTATGGTGGACCCACTCCGGACTATCGGGTATTTAATATACAACCCGCATTGATGCCGGGTGTAGCATACGCCAATGTAGGCAAACCGGAAGGAATGAAACACGGTGGTATTGCCAGTTTAGAGGGTCCCGGAGATGTAACTCCGGCTTGGCTAGAGCCCGGCGAATTTGTAATGACGAAGAAAGCCACCGGTAATATCGGGGCACAGAATTTATATAAAATGATGAAAGAAGCAGAGGGGATGGGCTAATGTCAAGTTATTTAGATCCAAGTACCAAGGCAACGTATGAAGAACCGTGGGCGGGCGGTATGCGCCGTGGCTATTTAGAATCTATATTTAATTTAGCTCAACAACCTACGCCGGTTCCGGTCCAGCAAGTCGCGGGACTCGATCCGATGGAAATGCAGGCTAGGCAAATGGCGGGAGGACTCGGAGGCTTTTCCCCGTACATACAGCAAGGTGGTCAAATGATGCAACAGGGGGCGGGTTATTTTACCCCTGCTGGCATACAACAGTTTTATAACCCTTATGAACAGGATGTCGTGCAACAAACCATGCAAGACATGCGGGAACAAAATCAACAACAAGGCATGGTCAATAGAGGCAGAGCCGTTAGTTCTGGTGCGTTTGGCGGATCCCGTGGTCGCTTGATGGAACAGGAAAGGGAAAGATCCTTCGGCCGTGGCATGATGGAAGGCATTGGTGGCATACGCTCCCAAGGCTATGGACAAGCCATGCAAGGCGCCCAAGCTGCGGGCCAAGGACTCGGAACCATGGGACAGGCCTTTGGAAATTTAGGGATGCGTGGTCAGCAAGGACTAATGAATCAAATAAATGCTTTTAATCAAATGGGTGGTGTTGGACGTGGTATACAAGATCAAATGTACGGCGCTCAATTTGATGCCGCTAATACAATGGCCCAAGAACCATGGACACGCATGGGTCTATGGGGCAACATGATGAAAGGCATGATGCCAACAACGGGCGCTGAAACCACCTTCAAATCCAGCGCCGGTACTAATCCATTCATGGGATTATTATCCTTATTAGGAGGCTTCGGAGGAGGAGGCTAATGAACTGGAAAACCAGACAAATGTTCTCCGACCGTGAACACGGAATCGTATCCGGTTTATCCCCTGTCAATATGACGGGTGGCGGAAACGTGCCTATGCCAGCAGGTTATGAAGACGGTGGTGATGTGTTACCTCAACTTTCTAATAATTATCATACTCATCCTGAGTTACATAGCCATGGCTCACAACGACCCCCTGGATCCCCCTTTGGACCAGAGGACATAATTAAGTTTAATGAGGGTGGCACGGTTCCTTCAATCGAACAACGCGTAGCAGCACTCGCAGCGCAACAAGGAATCAGTGTGCCCGCAGCGCGTGCCATGATCCTGAATCAAATGCTAGAACAACAAGGTGTTACCCTTTCTGAGGAGGTCATCAATCAATTTGCCGTCGGTTTAATTACACTACACGATGCCCTATCCCAAGCGGTTGATGTGGGGCCAGGGGAAGATGCTCCCTTTGAAGCCGCTTCATGGAAAGAAATTTGGGAAGGAGACATTAACGAGCCTATGTATGATAAAAACATTCTGGGAAAAATGGCTAGATACCCCATATCAGCAGTTACTACCCCAATGCAAAAAGGCATAGGAGAGTTGGCAGAGTTACTTAATATAGACCCAATAAATCCTCGTCTGGGTAAGCAAGCCGGAACCGGACTGGGAGAAGCCATGGCCATCGACCTTTTTCAACAGGGCGATGAGGACATTAATGAACCTTTAAATATAATGGCACAAGCTGTTAGTCCTAGTATTGCTGATATAACACCAACGGAAACAGTCGAAGAAACAGTAACAGTAACGGAGGACCAAGGACCTACGGACACGGAAGTAGGCAAAGCACCCTTTCAACAAATGGCTGTTGAAGTAGTAAAAGAAGCTACCATGAGTTTAGCGCGGGAAGATTACATGAACATAGAACAAGTTCAACAGGACGTGGAACAACAGCTCAACGCCATTGATGAAACTTACCGTCAACAAACGGGGGCCACGGACACCATTCTTACGGAAGAATTCTTGGCACAATTGGATAGCTTAATGGTAAATGCCGGAGATGAATTTGACACTGCGCCGGGAATGGAAGATGGTACGGATGAAGAAACAGCTACTACCTATGACATTAATTCACTGATTACTTCCATGACTGGGAAAGGAGTAGATCCGGTTAAGATACAAGAAATAATAAAAAAATATTATCCCGGTGGCACAGGCATGAGTGATGAAATGTTACAAAACCGTATCAGCAGGGCGCGCCGTTCGGCCCTTCTTGGGGGCAAGACCAAACAAGGGGGCTGGGCCGGTATGATGGATATTCTCGGTCAGGCCGATGCTGCAGAAGTCGCGGCGATAGGCTCAATGCCGGAAACTTTAGCCACTAACGAAGCGGCCCTGAAACGATTGGCTATGACAGGGGAACTGGAAGCTGCCGGTGGTGCCGGTGCGGGTGGAATGACGGCGGACGCTAAGAAAATGTTAATGATGCAAGCTATTATGGGGGATCCTAATATGCCGCAAGATATGAAAGATATTTTCTTGAAAGGACTGGCCGGTGTAAAACCCGGCAAGGAACAAAAAATAGATTTAATTAAATCCTTTATGAAGGACCTAATGGCTAAGGTTCCAAGAGATCAGAAAAAAATAGTAGGTACTGAAGAAAATCCCACACCGCAGGAGATAGCTATGTGGGCGGCGAAACAAGCTCAAGCAATTTTGGATACGTTAGAAGGAAAAACGAGAGAGATATAAGGATTATTTAATGTGGCTATTGCTCCTCAAACTGAAGAAGAGTGGACCGTAAGGGACGCTCCCGACGTCACTATTGCAGTCCCCGGTGGACTTACTTACGAACAAGCACAAGTTGAAACCCGAAGGGTCCTAGATGCTTTAATCGCAGAACACGGATCCAGGGAAACAATTCCTCCGGGCCTATACAACTCCCAAATAGAACCGCCTGAAATAGAAACAGTCACCTCTTCTTGGTCCCCCGGTCAAAATATTTTTAAGCGTGGCTTTCCCAGTCTTTTCAGTAAATGGAAGACTACGCGCCAAGGTCTTCCCGGTGCCACGGAAGAAAGTATCCAAGCAAGACAAAAGCAAATCGAAAAGGAAGCACGTCAACAGGAAATCGAACTGGGACCAAGGACTACATTTGAAGACGTAAAAGAAAGGGCCCTGTTGAAAGGGATGGAGGACATGCAAGATTCTTGGACCTTCAAAATTTTTGAAAAACTTGGTTGGTATACCCCTGAGATACGTGAAGAATTAGAAAAAGAAATTGAGGACTACAGGGGAGACAATCCTGAAATCGCGGCACGTGCGTTTGGAGATACCTTAATGTCATGGGGGGCGCAGACAGCTGGTGAGTCTCTACCGGCTATGATACCAGGTATTACAGGTGGTTATTTAGCACAGAAAAAAGTAGCCCCCTATAGTAAGTGGCTTAAAAAAGTTCCCGTTGTCGGTAGAAGAGCCGACAAAGTGGCAAAAACAAGTGCTTATATTATCGGACACACAATGGCTCAAATGCCCTACTTCTTCGGCAGTAATATTGAAAGACAAATGGGAGAAGGGGCCGCCAACCCGGACGACATTGATAGCTTAAAAGCAACGGGAGCCGCGCTTGGGCAGTCCCTTGCTGATTCCATTATGTTTGCATTGCTGGGGAACTATGGGGCCCCTTTACAAAAAACCATGGCTAAAAATATTTATGATGGAATTGTTAGAGGAGCTGGACTAGGCCTTGTCTCTGAACCACCGGCAGAAGTTACACAGCAAATTTTAGAACGCGCACAAGCAGGTCTGCCCCTTTGGAATGAAGAAGCGGTACGTGAATATATTGAAGCACTTGCCGGAGCCCTTTTCCTTGGGCCTTTGATCGGTGGTCCCATTGGCGGTTATCAAGGGGCCACGGAATTTAAGACCGGGAAAGCGAAACTAGCCTTCTCAGAGTTTGTGAGTGAAGAATTAACTCCGCCCGGTGCTTTAGTAGAAGCAGGAGGGCCCAAGGCAGAAAAGCCCAAGATCATAGATCCAAAATTCAACATGGAAAAGGAGGAAGAATTTAGTATTGACGTACCCAAAGGTCCTATTCCATTTGAACCGTTAGAAGATGCCGAAGCAGAGTACAAAGAAAAAGAAAACACCATTACTATCAAGCCCACGGATCAAGTCTTTAAAGATAAGCGCAGTCAAAAAGCATTTCCTTTTGATGAGCTTCCACCTGATACCTACTTGCGTTTGTCATTTGGTGCTTTAGAAAGTACCTTAAATGAAGAAACCGGAGAAATGGAGGCAACGGTTATTCCGTTAAAGGACGAAGCCGGGAAAGAAGTGTACGGAACCTATCGTGCATCTGAATTTATCCCTGTTAATCCTTTGACCGGAGAGCAGGACGGTACACCCAGCACAGAACTTCTGGATAAATTAGTCATAGAACAAGATGGAGTTACCTATCGTGCTATGTGGGAGGACAATCCAGATATTGGCTCCTATGCCAAGATACCCATGGGACAGCATCCGTCTTTACGGGTGAAAAAAGGTGCCCTCTCTCCTGTTTCAATAAGTGCTTTGTTTGAACCAAAAATAGACCCGAATGCTATCCCGGATGCAGCGACCGAGGAAGAATACTTAAGACAATTGGACGCTCATCAATGGATAAAATATATACAAGGTAGGGGCAAACAGTTCTTTGTACCAGAGCGCGCCTTTCAGCTCCCCGAATGGAATATATTAAACAGGCAAAAATGGTACAACCGAGCGGAACTACGAAAAGCCATGGATTTAAACACACGTATTGAACGTGGTTTAAAAAAGGCTAATAAGATACAAAGACAAGCAGAGAAAGATGTTGCCGGTTTTCAAAATTTAGTCCGACAGGAACTGGATGGTTACTGGAGTGGGAAAAAAGATTACACCAAGCCATCTTTGGAAAAAGTTCTTAAAAATGCTGGGATAAAGGAGAAAGATGTAAAAGAGATTGTGGATAGCTCAGTTGAACTGCGTAATATTATCGATAAGAACTCGGAAACTATTTTAAGCTTACTAGCCTCTCTCGATCCAGAAAGCAAAAAGTATTCCGAAAAACTAAGAAAAACCATTAAACAGCGCGTGGGTGCCTATATGACTCAGGCATATGCTATTTATTCCGATCCACAATGGCGTGCGCCCAATAGAAGAAAAAAATCTGCTTCTAATCCAGGGGGAGCGAAAGCTTGGGAAACTCGTTTACATGAGGATGCGGTAAGTTGGTTAGCTAACGAATTAATGTTAAACCGTGGCCGTCCTTCTTATGCCGAGTCCGTGATAGAAGCTGAGGAACTACTAAATCAACTATATAACAAAGAAAGTAGCTATCAGGCTTTAGGAACTATTATGCAGGAGCCTTTGGTTGGCGTGGAAGATGAAATTGATCCACAGAAAGGGGTTGCTATTAGCCCGCAGGAAGGGGTATTAATGGCAAAATCCAAAGTGCCCGAAGCCATTAAAAAGGTAATGGGGGAGCTTACGGATCCGGGTACGCGTATGGTCCTCACAGCATTTAGGCAAGGAGAATTTATCAGTGGAATAGTGGCACTGGACGAGCTTTTCTCTTTAGCCAATGAACCGGGCAATCGTTGGATTTCTAAAACACCTTCAGAACGGTTCAGTGAAAGAATTGATGGCTCAGAATTAAATCCTTTTACTGGTCACTACACAACTAAGCCGATAGCCGATGGCTTAATGGAGGCAGTGGAAAGTGGGCTTTACGGTAGGGTGCTGGGGAGATCGGGCAACCCTACTATGGACAGCTTTATAAACAATGTATGGTCTCCCTTCTTTTTAACTCCACGAATGAAAATAGCTGGGGGTAAAATTCTCTGGAGTCCATCCACGCAAGTGAGAAACGTACAAAGTGGTGCAGGTTTCGCGATTGTTAATGGACATATTAAAGCAATAATGAGTAAGAAAACTGTTGATGCTTTTCGCAACGCTAAAGAATACATGAAAGGATTAACACCGGCAGAAGTGGATAAGATGGTTCGTTTAGGGGTAAGCAATACTTCTCCCATGGTCGGAGACTTAGCACGTATGTATGAAATGGCAGGAAACCTGGACAGTATTGGTGGCGTTATTGAAATGATTAATGAACGACAAAGGACTTTACTCACTCCATTTAAAGGAAAAGCGGGAGAAACCGTCAGAAAAACTTATCAACTTGGAGATGACTTTTGGAAGTTTGTAGTATATTTGGGGGAGAAAGAAAAATTTGAAAAAATATTTGAAGTGGACTCTGCACTAAATGAAGAGGAAAAGAATGCGGCTTACGAACAGCACATCAAAACCATGGAAGAACTTATGCGTGGTTATCCGGCTATGGATGTTATTACGGAAGGTATTCGCAAAGCCAAGTATGGAAAAATGAAACTGTATGAAGCCACTCCAGAGGCTCGCTATCAGCAAGCAATTGAAGAGTTGGCGGCTTATCGCACTCGTCAAAATGTTCCCAACTACGATTTTGTGGGTAAATTTACAGATTTTTTGAGGGCCCAAGCTTTTGTTAGTAATTTCAGTGCTTTCCCTACGGAACAAATGAGAACAAGTGTAAATGTAATTACTTCTGCATTGGACGAAATTGAAATAGGTAAAAGGACGGATAATGATGCTTTGAAGAATAAAGGTTTTGCCAAACTTTTTTCGTTTGGAGCCTATAAAACTGCGATGACTGTTATGCTTCCCATGACAGCTGTCATGCGTCTTGGCCTAAAAACAGCAAAACTAGGTGCCCTACCAATAGGTGTCCCTGCCGCCACCTATGCCTTAGCTTCCTTCGTCCCCGAATGGTCGGAAGATGACAACAGAATGATACTCGCTGTGTATCCTGACGGAAGGGTACGATGGTATAACAGTAGTTATAGCGATGCGTATGAAATGTTTGATAAGCCTTTCCGTACTATTTTAAGAAATGTGGTTGAGGACGAAGTAAAACCGGGAATCAGTAGAGGCGCCCGTATAACAGAAAGTGTAATAGAAGGTCTAGCAGAAAGTATTTGGGAGTTCTTTGATCCCTATAAAGAAAAAACTATTTATTGGAAAATGGTTACTGATATTACATCTAATTATGACAGCAATAGGGAAAGAAAGATTTATAATAGTATAGATAGCGTAGGTGAAGCAATGGGGAAAGTCTTTGACTACCTTCTCCGCGTTGGAGCCCCTGGTTACATTTCTCAAGGAGAAAGGCTTTGGGATTCTTGGGGTGCTGGTGTGGAATCCTATAATGTGTACGGAGGTAAGAAAAGTCAAAAAGATGCCATTCTAAAGCTAGTGGGGCTACAAGTAGAAGAATATAACCTAGTGGATCTATGGCAGGGTAGAGTGTTAAATGAGTTCTTTAATGAACGCGACCAAATTACGGGAGACTTCAGAGCAATACAACGTGAAAGGGGCGGAGAACTGCTGACCACACAAGACATTGAAAAAGCCTACTTCAAAGCTAATGAAAAATATTATGAGCTTATATTAAAACACAGAGGCATTATTCAGGGCGCTAATACAGCTAACTATTACTTAGATTTAGATGTTCTCTTAGATAAAACAGACAAAAGTCGTTTAAATCGTTTAAGCAAAGTTGATAAAAGAAACTTAGGTATCTATGATGAAACCGAAGACCAATTCACTCCTCTAACAATAAAAGATATTTATACCGATACTAAAGAAAAACAAGAAGCCAAACTTCTTGAAGAAGGTATTATAGATCTGCGTCTTGCGGCGGCGGAGTTTCCTCAAGGGGAGCTTGATGAAGCTTATGCCCGGTTTGAGACACTGGAGCTTCCTCAATATGAGTGGGATTCTCCTCCGGAAGACACTGACTAAACTTCTCTACCCGTTCCAACCACGCATCAGCAGCCCGTTTAAATTCGTCCCCTTCGAGAAGGAACTCTTGATAAAGACCATCCACTGAACACATCAGGATAACGCCTTTCTCTATGTCGGTGCCGTAGAGTTCATTGTGCGCTAAAGCGTACGCAGAGAGCTGTTGAAAATAGTCCCACACCCACTGCCTGCGTTTAGGCTTATTGGTTTGTTTGAAATCCATGATGCACAGTTCTCCGTTGTGGATTCCGATGACATCAGATTTACCGGCGTACTTATCCGGATAGTATAAAGAGATTTCACAGCCGTAGATTTGAGATATGTTAGGGAACCCTTCGTCCATGATCGTACAGGCCATTTTGTAAGCGCGCTTTTGCTCGCCGTTCTCAGGCTTGTAATCCCAGATATTTCCCTCTTTAATCTGGCGCTCCAGAATGTTGTGCATGTACGTTCCCCTTGTCGCCGCCTCTGTTCTGATCCTCTCCGCTTCCTCCTCACCTACTCTTTCACGCCATTTCTTTAGGCTGTCCCCTTCTTTGGTAGCGGATAAAATAGTAGTGACCGAGGGCAGCTTCTGACCGTTACAGTCATAGAACCTTCCATCTTTGCGATCTTCGCTGGAGAACACGCCATACTCGTACGGAGACTCGTACAGTATTTCGTGTTTCATGTTTACACCTTGGGTACTTCGTGCAAGCGACCTTTGTCGAGATCTTCTTTTAATCTCTTGATGCCATAAGCAAAGACATTGCTCGTAGGCCTTTCGGTTTTTTCACCGATGTCAGCCGCTAACTCAACAATTTCTTTACGTATTGCTACGCTCTTCCATTTATTTGTATCCATCTTTACTCCTGTAATTTGGATTATACATTAAAACTTAGGATATATCCTAATTTTTCTTATCAGGGGCTTCCATCGAATCCCCCCAATTCTTTCCTAACTCAGCGTCCACTTTATTAGGTATGTCCAAGGGAACTGCCTCTTCCATTAATTTACAAATTTTAGTTACCTCTTTCTTATTCTTCACCGAGAACACCAGTTCATCGTGTACTTGTAAGAGAGGAAGGTACCCGGCTTCATAACAATGGACCATGGCCTGCTTAGTCATGTCGGCGGCTGATCCCTGGATCAATTTATTAAGGGACTTATAAACAAAGGCTCTTTTAATTTCTCCATTGTATTCATGCACTGCTTCCTTATGTTTTAAAGGTCTACCGGTACCGTACTTAAGTGGCTCCCACATATCAAAATGACAACGCCTGCCTAGAATAGTTTTGATATAGCCTTTCTGATTGGCACTTCGCATCACCGAATCCGCGAGTTGCCTAACAAATGGCGCATAGGTATTAAACTTAGCCAATACTTCCGACGCTTCATCAACGGTCACGCCTAGCTGATCGGCTAGTTTGCCTTTACCCATGCCGTACATAATGCCAAGACCAATCGTCTTAGCTGTCTTTCTGTCAATATCCACTAGATTTGCTATCTCTTGGTGAAAGTCCGCATCGCCATCGTGATAAGCATCGGCAATCACATCGGCTCCTTCGTATTTGGAACGACTGGCATAATGAGTTAGGATCCTCGGTTCCTGTTGAGAGAAATCAGCAGAACACCACTGCTCTCCTTCTTCCGGTAAAAACAAAGAACGAATCAAAGGACCGATCTCTTTGTTTCGTGCGGGGACCTGTTGCAAGTTTGGATTGCTCATTGACAACCGACCTGTAACGGTCCCCCCACTTTCCCCTTTTAGCTGCCTGATTTCTGCGTGGATCCTCCCATTGTGTTCGTGCTTTAAAATAGAGTCGATAAAGGTGCTGTGAGTTTTGTTAACTTCTCTAGCTCCCCGGATTAACTGGGCTACTGGATGGGAGTGATTTTCTAAAAAAGCTTTGGTGAAACTGGGTAGTCCTGTCGGGGTTCGCGTGTAAGTTAGCTTTAGTGCATCAAATACTTTAGACAAAGAGTTGGCTGCCCATAGCTGTACTTCCGGAACTCCGGATTCTTTCTTAATTTTTTGAATAAGATTCTTTTCACGTTTAATTAATTCCTTCTTTAAAGTCTCGGCACGTTCCAAATCTACCCTAACCCCTTTTTGTTTCATGGCTAAGATGACCGGAAGCACACTTATCTCCAAATCAAAGATGTTCCAGAGGTTCTGTTCCTCCAATAATATCTTGAAATGATTCCATAATTTAAGCGTGAGGGCGGCGTCCTGTGTGGCATAAGTCCCAACAAATGCGGACGGTAAGCGCCATAAGTCAGCCTTGGGATCCAGCCCCCACTCCTCTGCGGCTTGATTTAGGTCCACTTCGGTTTTACCTTCGTTAACGTATTCACGACCCAATGCGTTCAGCGTATACCAATATTGGTTCTCATCAATAAGAGGAGCCACTATCATCGTATCAATAATTCTGCCATTAACAGGGATCCCTTCTTTGGCTAACCAGCCCACATCGTAAGTGGCGTTATGAAATACCTTATCGCTATTGGTAGCACAGATCTTCTTGGTGAAATCTATGACTTTCTTTTTAGGAAAATTAAATCCAGCTTCATGGCCAAAAGGAAAGTAGTCTTCATAGCCATCGATAGCAAAGGAAACTCCTACCACTTCGCCATCACCTCTAATGTACCCTGGACCCAACTCTTTTAAGTGAGGATCTCTAGTCTCAAGGTCAATGGCTATTTCTTTTGCCTGACATAATTTTTCTGTTGGAAACAAATCGGGTGGTATCCACTCCGTTGGGGGTTTATAAACAAAACTCATATAACATACCTGTAGTAATCGTCTTGGGCTTGAATTAAATAGAGATTATCTATCGTCCTTGTAATCGCAACATAGAATTGTCTGTGCAGCCCATCGGGTTGTAACATTGAAGTCCGTTTCTGTGCTTTGGATAAGTCCAAGTACACAGCAACATTCTCCGCTTCCCCACCTTTTGCCTGATGTATTGTTGAAATGGCAATGCGTGGTTCTCCATGTAAATCTTCTTCGTTCTCTAATGCTTTTTCTATGAAACTTCTTCGTTCTACGTCTATCGTTCTTTCAAATACTTCTTTCCATTCCTGACCTAAACATTCTGCTCTGAGTCCGTAATTATCTACTATCTCTTTTATAGTAACCGTTTGTGCTTTATTAGGGGCCTGACTGACTTGGGTTAGAAAACCTCGTTTGACTCCGGTCTTGCCTAGATAGTTATATAAATCGTCGAGTTCTCCTAAAGTAATTTCTTCTTCATCATTTAATTTTTTCCATACGGTAATGGCTGACATCATTTTACGGGGAACATATCGGTAATTGTTATGGATAAACGGATAACCGTTATCAATTAAATACTTCCTGACATTATACCCTTTAGAAGCGTCTGTTAGCATATAGTCACAAGAGGCCAATACCAACCAATTACCTTTTTGTAAAGGCAATAATTCCACCGAGGTAACATTGTTAACTGTACCTTTTTCTTTTCTGGGTTTATAACTTTTTGGCTCTCTTGAAATAATTCTTCTTGAAATCTTTTCAGCGATTGGATGTACCAAGGAAGGAATACGATAAGACTGATCCAACACCACATGCTTCCCCCGATAGTTAATAAAACGCTGGGGTCTAGCTCCATTCCACTCATAGATAGCTTGGTCATCGTCCCCGGCAATAAATGTTTTATCTGCATGAGCGGCTAGTGTATCTACCAGTTGCCAGTTCAATTCTGCCAGATCCTGTGCTTCGTCTACTATGAGTACATCGAGTGGAGGTACAGTACCTTCAGTCAAGAACTTAGTAATCATGTCGGCAAAGGAATACACAGGCGGTACCCTGGATAATCTAAACTGTTCCCACGCTTCAGCTATCGGTTCTAGCATGTGAATAACCACTCCCTTGCGATCAGTTTTATCCAAGGACAAGCGTTCATCTTTCAAGGAACGACAATTAGTTTTAGCCCGTTCAATAATATCGAAGTAGGGATCTTGGACCACGGACTTTAATGTTCTTTTGTCATTGGTGTACTTCCTAGTTAAATTGAACTTGTACTCTTCTAAAAAGTCAAAGACGTGGCGTCCATTCATTACTTGAGAAATCCCCATAATACGTTTGCAGAAAGCATGGCTAGTACAGAAGTAAGGCATCTCATCAAAGCCTAGTCCGAATCTTAAATGCGCCCTGTTCTTTCCTTCCTCGGCCGCTTTAACTGAAAAAGAAATAAAAGCGATTTTCTCTGGAGGGGTTCCTTTATCCAAATAGTCTTCGATGATATTCATCAAGGTGGTGGTCTTGCCGGTGCCGGGCGGCCCAAAGTATTTAGTAATTCTTTCCATATATAAAAATAAATTCCGGCGTCTGCTCTCCAACATACGCACCGGTTACATTAAAATCCATCCATTCGACAGCTTCTTCCCATGACATGTCGTCACGTTGCATAAATATTTCTACACACTTGCCCCAATCATAAACTGCTTTATTGGGCCCAAAGCCACAGGACACTCCTATAAAAGCGCCTTCCAATCCATCAGCTAAAAGCACTCCTTCCATACCATGCTCTTTTATATAGTCTGATATTTCTTCTCTATTTATTCCCACGCCTTTGGCTCCTCTTCTACTTTAAAATCACTGGCTGCTAATAGCCCTTCACCTAATTCTTTTATGTCCAATACCCATACCTTTTTATTACCCACTGATTTGTCTATGTACTTAGACACGTTACCGGCTCCCATTTCCTTTAACTCTGTAAAGACTTCTGCTTCTTTTATGCCTCGCATTTTCTTAAACTCTTGAATAAAAATAACCACATCTCTGCCGGTGAACCACCACTCCGTAGCTCCATCTTCTTCGTTTCTGTATACCCCATTAGAAGCGATGGACAATCGGGAAGCAGATTCAGAGAGGCGACAAAATTCATAAACAGCTTCTTGAAGCAGACCTCGTTTGGTCATATCAGAAGGCACGTTAATCTCTTGGACATCTTGTAGCAGACCATTTAGCCTAGCCACCCAATCTGATTTTTTAATATCAGGAGGGCACTGATTTAATACTTCCATACAGCGTTGTTGAAACATGGAGAAGTTATGCAGTTGTTTAGTGTCCAACACGATAGTTCTACCGTCCATGTCCAAATGCCATAAAGGAGGGTCCGTTAAATATTTACGCAGTCCGCCAAAGTTAGGCTCTCTTTCAGACGCATCAATACCGTAACGTCGTGTGATACAAATACCGCTTTGGCAGAAACTTACTAAAGGTTCTTTACTGCATTGATACCTGTACTCTGTCTTTTCTAAGCTTTGAATAATTTGATTTAGTTCACTGTGAGATAAAGCTTTTGTGCATACCGTCTTATTAATATCTTGGAGTTTGTCCTTCCATTCTTCTCCTTCCGGAAAAGCCTTACGTAAAAACACTCCATAGTTTAGGAGTGCATTATTTCTCATGCCTTCGGGGATGCCATTTAATTTCATGTGAACCAAACAGGGAGGGGCTTCATCCCAAAGACTGTCTCCCTTGGACATTTGTTTTTTTCTACTTCTCTTAACAGGGATGTACTCGTCAATCTGTTGTTCAGTAATTGATTTCCTTTTAACTATCTTAAAGAAAGTTTCTATATCGGCGGCTTCTCCGTGTGTGTCCAATGCAAAACGCGTAGTATCATCGCCAGCGAAGTAGGGCATATTGAGCCAGTTCCCGGTTTGTTTCTCCTTCGGTAACTGCTTGGACCATTCATATTGTTTTGGAAATATTTCATCTCCTGTTCTTCCCATAGAGGCAGCTATATCTTCCAATTTACCTTGAATTTTATAAGCTGGAATAGGAACTTTAGTAAACAGGAATAAATGCACACCACCTGATTTGGTCATGCAAGGAACTAAAGGTAGCGACATATCTTTAATGGTAGCCAACAAAGCTTTTGTATCAATAGGATATTCATCCACATCAATACATCCCCATTGACAAGTCTCATCGTCTTTAAGGGGAATAACCCCTATGGAAATTTCTCCTTTTAAATGGCGTAACCATAAATCCAAAGTGAGCGGTTCCTGTAGGGTTCTCCCACGACCGTCTTTCTTTACTCCTTTGGCAGTAGTCTTTTGACCGGTTATTTCATATACGCCATGCGCT